ACGATTGCCATGTAGTAACTGTGATGGGTGCATCAAACACTGGTTGTTTAGAATAGATTTTACAGATAGGTTCTTTGTATCCATAGTCTTGGAAATCTTTAGTCATCTGTTCTACCAGTGAGGTAGTAGGAACGATAACAACGGTTTTACAATCGTAGTATCTTGCTAGCATATAAATGATAAGAGACTTACCACTTGCAGTAGGTGACAATAGTAACTGTCTTCCATACTTAACTGCAGACTCGAATGCTTCTATCTGATAATCTCTAGGTTTGAATGGTAGATTCAAATCCTCAATGTGCCAGTCTTTTAGTTTGTGTTTGTAACCGATGACATCTTGGATACCTTCAAACTCATACCCACGTTCTCTACAGAACTCATCCACGTATGGAAGTAATCCTATGTAGACCTTGTGTGTTTTGATTGAGAAAAGATATACCTTACCATCCCACCATTTGTTTTTATAACTTGGCATGAATTTTGCGTTAGGTACGGTGAAGGAAAAATAATCGTGAAGGTCTTTAGCCAAACCATCATCACAATCTACCTTCATGAAACATTCATCCACTTTAGAGACGGTGACTTTCATTTATCTGTATGGTTGTCCTATGTACCAGCCGACTAGACTAGTTCTAGTTCCTTGGGTAACTGGAGTAACTTGGTGATGTACAAATGAGGGGAACATTATTAATGAACCTTTTTGCTTTGCAGAATTAGGAATCTGCCTCATGTAATCTCTCATGTCTCTTGTATAATCTGTTGAGGTTAACGTATCTTTTGCACGGATGTCTTCCATCCATTGGAAGTTACCACCCTCGTATTCTAAAGGGTCTGTTAACTGTATGGAGAAACTAATCTTTCTAAACATACCACTGTTTGCATATGGTTTGTCACTGGCATCTGTGTGCCATGTATAGAAACCACCACGACTTCCTTGTTGTGCATTATATGTTGTATGTTGTAATGGTTCTAATCTGTCTAAGTCGAAGTTCCAACCACTCTGTTTCATTCCCATGTGGACTGCATTTTCTACCTTCTCCCAAACCTCACCCATGAGAACTTTTGCATCACCAGTCATCCATCTTATGTCGGATGCTCTGATATTGTTTACAACTTCACCACCTTCTCCACCACCAGCTCTTTCTGCACCTCGGGATTCATCGTCGGGGTCTAAGTCTAGTCTACCACCTTGGCCAACTGCACCTGCCTCTAACGGAAACTCCATTGCCTTTCCGTTGATTAATTCAACTTCAGCTGAGGATAGTAGTTCGGGGTATGTAAAAATATGGGTATTCAGATTCATTATTGTCCAGCCATAAACTTTCTCCAATCGATTGTGTTCTTAATCGTTTGGTGTCTCCATGTTATATTCTGCATACATTCCTTAAGGAAGTCTACAGTCACTTTAAGGTACTCAATCTTTGCATTGAGTTCTTGTAAATCTTTATCTGCATTAAAAAATATCTGCATGTCATTCTTCATGATTTTTAAACCATTGAATGGGTCGGGTTCCCAACCAAGTTCTCGGATTGTATCGTCATCCATTTTTCCGTTGAACCACAACCACTTATCTTTAAGTAGAGTGTTGTATTTTGTTTGGTAGTTTTTAAGGACGAGAATCTTACTTGTTAGTAAGTCTTGATATTTTGCATGGAGTTTAGGTACTTCTAACGAAGCAGTATCCAATTCGATATCATCTATTTCACAGTCATTAACCCATTGGGCTTTCAATTCATCTAAGTTCATAATATATATTATACCACAAAAAGGGTCTTTTAACTAGTGGTTTCTATGTCGTAGTAAGTAAATTTAAACTCTACGGTGGCAACCACTGCCTCTCCGTCTGCACCCGATTCAAACTCTAGACCACTCAAACTGATTGGAAAACAGTCGTGGAATCTAAAGAACTTATTAGGTATGTTTTTGTTAGTTGTTGTAATCAAAGTGATGTCCGACATCTCATTGTCTGTTGCACCGAGAGATGCCATCTGTCCAGTAGCAGTTTGTTTACTACCAACATAATCTGCATAATCTTTAGGGTCTTTGATTGGTACAATTGCATTCATCCAATCGTAGATTTCTTTAAAGTTTTGAATATCTTCATCGACTAAAAAGTCAACTGATAAATTTTCGAACGTAACCTTGTCGCCTGGAAAATATGCATCCAATCCGACTCCAGCACCCTGTGCAATTTCAGAAAACTGCAGGCCTGGAATATTACACTTCTTAATGTAGTATTCAGTAGTAGGTACCTTGTCAATAAGAAGTCTAAAATTATTCTTATTGAGAATGGATTTATTGATATCAACCATTTATTTTTGTTATCCGTTTGTTACGTACAGAGTCTTGGTAGTCTCCGTCTCTGTAATCTCGTGTCGTTGTTGATTCACAAAGATATCCATCTTGGATATAAGTTGTAATCGTTTTTCTAGAGATGACATTGGTTGTCTCTTCACCATTTGGGAATGTAACATCTACCCATGGGCCCTCTAGAACCTTCACTTGTTTTTCAAATTCTTTCATAATTTCTCCGTATACCTTTATTTAGGTGTTTCGATATGCCAGAACCTACGAAAGTGTACATAGTTTGGTGGTATAGATGCATATTTAACTGGAGTCTTTGGGTCTTTTGGTACAACTTCTTCTTGTGTCCAGTTATAAACGTCTCTTCTGTAACACTCATGTTCTATAACAACACCAAAATCAGTATTCATATCTTCGTCATCGTGTCTTGTATAAGTCTTACCTAATTGTTCTAGGTATTCTTCCACATGGTAGTCATTGAATGCAGCTTCCCAGTGTTCATATCCATTGAAGACTCTTTTTTGTTTTATAACATCCCCACATCTAAGGGTATTGTTGTCTGCATGGAACACTTGTGAGAGATGTACCTCTGTCTTACTTGGGTGTACTGCAGTCTCTAAAAACATTTCGTCTGCATGATTGAATGCCCTTCTTAAATCATCGTAAGGACTTTCAACATGATAGAGTGTACCAAAGTGAATAATTAAATCCCACTTTCTGTCATAACTCCACTCATCGTTATGGTTGATACATAACTTCTCTGAGTCTGTATCAATTACATCTAATAGTTCTTGTCTTGCATCTGCATAAGTAACTGTTGCACCTAGTTTCTCAAAGTGTTTACTAACCAATCCATGTGCAGTTCCTAGTTCTAGGATAGTCTTCCCATCAAACCAGTCTTCTCCCTTACAATCGATAACCTTTTGGGCTCTCTTTTCTGTTGGAAGGAACATTGTATGGTCTTCACCCTGTGCATCTGTAAATCTGTAGAACCCTTCGAGTCCGTCTGAGTATTTAATCATCTTTATCATACAGGTATTTATCGCTTTCAAATGCCTTGACAACGACACCAGCTTTTTGTTATACTATGTATATAATGAAAAAACAAACTATAATTTTTGACGTTGATGGAACTATTGCTGATGTAGAGCATAGGAGACATCACGTAACACAACAACCTACTGACTGGAAATCGTTTAAAGAACAAACTGTTTTTGATACTCCTGTACAATGGGTGTGTGATATTGCAAAGAGACACATTGAAGAGGGACACGATGTTGTATTCTTCAGTGCAAGAAACGAATCACAAAGAAGTCTTACTGAAGCTCAGATTGATGAGTGGATTGGTAAGGGTCATCAAGGATTGTTCCTTAGACCCGAAGGTGACTTCAGACCCGACGAGATATTCAAATCAGAACTTGCAGATAAGTTCGAAGAGTTTGGTGGTAAGATTGACCTTGTATACGATGACAGGAATAAAGTTGTTGCAATGTGGAAGGCAAGAGGTATCACTACTGTTCAAGTTGCCGAGGGTGATTTCTGATACTGCAACGTGTTTCTGCAAGACCAAAAAAAAACCCCTCGAAAGAGGGGTTTTTAGTATCACCGAAGTGATTAGAACCGAAGTCCTTACAGAATGTTTGACACTGCAAATTTTCTGTAGTACTGGTTAGTTCCCGCAGTTGCAAGTCCGTCTGCTGGTGTAGCACCAACGAAAGGATTTGAAACCATACCATATCTAGTTTTGAAACCGATTTTTGGTTGGAAAGTATTCTCACCGACAGCACGAACCATTTGTAATGGTACGTAAGGACAGTAGAAAAGACCAGCATCATAAGGGTTAGTTCCTCTATAACCTACAGTCAAGTAATCAACACCAGCATATGGGTCGACGTATACTTTAACTCTTCCGTTTAGGATACCAGCAAATGTATTGCCAGTGTCGTCAACGTTTAAGTTTGTAGATAAAGCAGGTGCGTAATCTAATACTCCTGCCATTGAAAGAGCAGATGCTACGTCTGAAGAACATAGGATAAAGTTACCTTTTCCTCTTCTTGTTTCTTTAGCTATCTTGTTTGACTCTCTTTCGATTTGGAACAATAATCCTTTAAATTTCTCAACAGACCATCTTCCGTTTGCGTCAACGTCTAAGTTGAACGTTCCAGCAGTAGCAGTTGCAGCTGCACCTACTTTAGCTTGAACGTTAACATTTCTGATAACTTCACGGTTGATTTCTGCAAGAATTTCTGATGAAAGAATATTTGCAAGTTCTGATTCTGCATCAAGACCGTGGATTGCTTTGAGGTCTTGTGCTAATTCGAGTGTGTACTCTGCTTTTAATGCTCTGGATTTTGCAGTTACGGTTGCTTTCTCAATGCTGAATGCCATTTGAGCGAAACCGTTTGATGCTTCAACGTCTCCAAGTGCTTCTGCACTTGCTGTTGACATACCCGCACCTGTATCAGTCGCATATGAACCATTGAATGGGTCATTATTACGTGCTGCTAAAGGGCCGTCAGCGACAACTTGGTTGTCATTGGAATACTTAGTATCTGCTTCGTTAAATAACGCTTCAGTTTTACCTTCTCTTCCTGCTGATGGATAGTCATTGTATCTTGCTTTCATAGCAAAGATAAGCCCTGTTGGGCCAGTCATTGGTTGAACACCACAAATGTCGTATGCAACGAGATTTGGCATGGCTCTACGTACTAATGAAATCAAGATTGGATTCCAGTTAGATACTGCAGAACTTCCAGTAGCATTTAAAGGTGCTGCTTCGTCAAGAGTTTGACCTTCTTCGAAAAGGGCCTTCTCTTGGTTTTCAAGAATAACAGCAGTAACGGCACGCTTGTAGTTGTCTTCGATTTTTGGTAAATCGGAGTGTTCTAGAATCGGCTGCCACTTCTCTTGTAAGTTTTCTGATAAAAACATAATTTTTCCTTTAAATTAACCTAATGGTTTTAGTTTTGTTATTGCTTGAGTGTACTGTTGCATATCGGGTGCAAGTGTTGGTGCAGATTGCTCTGAGATAACACCTGTTCCTTCTTCTACAATAGTATCCTCAACTAGTTTGTCAATGTCATTTGGGAAGTAAGCTTCTGCAATTTCAGCAATCTTCTCAGCGAAGTCTGCCTCATCTTTAAAGTCTACACCATTTGACAATGATTCTAGCTTCTCTTTTTGTGATTCGGACAAACTGTCACCAGCTGCCGTTACCACGTTACTTCTCTTGAGGGCATCTAACTCTTCTGTGATGTCAATATTTCTACTAACTTCACCATCAAGTTTCTGTTCCATCTCGTCGAGACGATTTGCGAGTTCATCGATAACGTTGTACTTATCTTCTGGCACGTCAACATAATGTTCTGTGAACAATGTTTTCAAACCATCGATGAAGTTTTCTGTCATCTCTGCTCTCAATCCTCTTTCTATTGCAAGTTCGTTTTCTTTCGTCCACTCTTCTGCAACATATGAAAGATATTTATCAACACCTTCCGCTAGGTCGGTTTTGATTTTTTCCACTGAGGATTTTAATTCTTCTGTGTACTGAGTCTCTAGGGACTCTTTAATTTCTGCAACTTTTGAAGTCACTGCAGCTTTGAAGATAGTTCTAGCTTTGTCAGAATTCTCGTCTGATAAATCTAATGCTTCTGAGATTTTAGATAGGTCGTCTTCTACTTCAATCTCGATTAGATTTGCTTCGAGCTCTGCAGAAGTTTCTTCGTCAACTTCCTTCTCTTTCTTTTTATCTTCGTCTTCGTCATCACCCTTTTCGAAATTGAACTTTTCAGCGAAGTCTGCGACTGCATCTTCGTCCATTCCTTTTAGTGATTCTACTATTTTTCTAGCTACTTCTGCTTTAGTAAGGGTCTCGTCAACTTCTTCTTCTGATATAGAACTAAATCTACTTTGAAGTTCTTCCTTAGTCATTTCCTTCATATTGTTGACGATAGCTTTGATAGATTCCATTTTAGTAGATTTAACTACGTCTTTAGATTCTTCTTCTTCTTCTGAAACTTTTGCAAGTTTAGGTTGCTTGTCTGCCTTACCAGCATTCTTTTGTTGGGCATCACCACTTACTGGTTTCTGTCCTTCTGCTTTCTTGATAGATGCAACTGCTTTGTCAACAGGATTTTCTTCGGGTTTAACGACTTCTGCTTTACCTTGACCTACGGTCTCGGCGTCAGATGAACCTTGCTTTACAGGTTTCGCGTCACCTTTTTGAGCACCGTCTGTAGGTTGTTTCACTTCAGAAACTTCTACTTCTGTACTTTCTAGGTTATTTTCTAACTCTGCCATGTTTTTCTCCTGTTTGAGTTTACTTTTTTATTTATATGTTAAAGGCTTTCAACAAACCTTTTCCATAGATTTAACTTAGTTTCTTCTAATTTATTCAGCTTAGCACCCCTTAATTGAGTCCTCATGCTGTCTGCGTCAACTGCTTTTAATATACCGTTAGACATAATCCACTCTACACCCTCGTAAATACCTTCAACGAAGGCCTCGGGAGCAGATGGGTCTGCCACTATATCGGCTGCTGTTGCCAATTGGAAGTCACCTTTTACGTATTGAGCACCACCTTTTTCTTCCAAAGAACCTAATCCTCTAGATGAAACTCCTAATTTGGCACCATCGTCGATAAGATTTCTTACAATCTGACCGTTTGGTGTGCTCAAAATCTTTGCACGTCCTATATAATTGTTACCATCTTCTTCTAAAGATGTAATCATATGTGACACTTTATCAAGATTGATAGTCGGGCCCTCGGGATGACCGAGTTCTCCGAATGCTCTATCCTTCTCAATGAATTCTTTTCTATAACGGTTAACTTCTTTTTCCATAATTGCTTTAGGATAGACTCTACCGTTTCTATTTTTTATTTCTGACTGCATGAAGACACCTTCTATGAAGTATTCCTTCTTGCCTTCACTGTTTGCTTCAACAATGACTGGTGACATTTGATAGTCGTTATATTCAGATATTAATTTCATTTATAATTTCCTCTACTGTTATTCCTTCTTCAGACATGGTAGACATTATCTTTTTAATGTCTTTCATCTCTTTCTCTGCAGCTTTCAAATCCTTATAAGAATTATCACCACTGAATAAATTACCATCCATATACACATCAACTCTATTCTTTCTGTTCTGTGCATACGACACCATCACTTTTTTCGAACCAATCCTTACCGAATCACTTTTGAGTTCTTTTGAACCTGTTGGCAACTTTAATTTTGCCTCGTTCAACTCATTAGATAATACGTTAAAGGATTTCACTAACTACTCTCCAGTAGGTTCTTTAGTGGGATTATCCATCCAGTCGACTTGAGCATTAACTCGTTTCATGTCGACAGCATCCGCTGCACTCTGTTTAAGTCCATCACCGATAGACCCTCTTGCAGCTTCGAATTGACCTTGTTCTATTTGGTCAACTATACTTTTTGCTATTTCACTACTCATATTTTAAAAACTCCCGAAGTCATCTTCGTCTTCTTCATCGCCCTTATCACTATTTCCTTCTTTAGCGATTTGAGCATCAATTATTTTTATGTCTTCTTCTGATTGTCTTAGTATATACTTTCTAATGTACTCATCTGAATAGTACTTACCAACATACTCTGAAGCCTGACCGAGAGTATCTAATCTCTCTCTTAAAATCTCTGCATCCTTCAACTCTGTAAAATGGTTGTCGGTTGTAAAATCATACTGTAAGAAGTCTTTGACTTTGTCAAACTCCTCACCACTTACGATTTCCTTAAGTACTAATTGTGTCTTAAGAATATCTGTAAAAACTCTTCCAAACTTCTTCTGAAGTCTGTTTGTGAACTTATTAAATTTAAGTTCGTCTCTAGAAATTTCAGATGAACGACCCATGTTGAATCCGTTATCTGCTTCCATTCTAGATGAAGGTACGTTTAGAGATTGATATAACTTCTTCTTGAAGTATTCTATATCATCTATGTCTGCTAGGTTTTGTCCGCCTGGCAATGTAGTAATCTCTGTTCCTCTACCACCTTCTCTTCTTGGTAACCAAAAATCTTCCAACATACTCATATGTTTTCTATCATCTTTGATTTCACCTGTATCTGCATTGTAAACCAACTTGTTCTTGTATCGGTTCATTACATCAGCAAGATACTGTTCTGCCTTTGCTTTTGGAAGGTTACCTACGTCGATGTAGAATATCCTTCTTTCGGGGGCTCTTGAAATCCTATAGATAACAAGTGCATCTTCCATCATTGATAACTGATTTGCAGTCTTCAATGCCTTGTGCAGATACCCGATAACTACGTTCTTAGTGTAGTCAAGTAATCCCGAAGTTGTATAACATACTGCCTCGGGTGCGATTCGTACAGTGTTTCCTTCCGCTGCACTAGTCTTATCAAAACCTTTATCATTGAATACGAAGAACTCTTCTATCTTAGAAACCCTTTCTATCTTAGTCTTTGGGTCTCTTTCCTTCTCAATGTTTCTAACCTTCTTAATCTTAATAGGGTCAATATTTCTCAAGTCCATGATACCAGCTTTTGGTTTTTTGCCGTCCACGACTTTATGGAAGTATATCCTTCCATCCACGTACCATTTTCTGAATAATTCATGAGAGTTCTGATTGAACTTCATCATTGATAGGATGCTACTGAACTCGTCTTGTACCTTGTTTTTGATACTGTCAGAGAGTTTAACATCTCTGAGGTCGAGTGACACTATCCTATCGGAACTATCCGATGTGATACACTCATTAATAATGTCTTCGATAGCAGAGTCACACTCTGGCACCAAAGATATTTCACGGTATCGTCTAATGAGTTCTGCCTCATTTTTGATACCACCTTCCATATCGATGTAAGCACCGTATGCTCCACCCGATATAAAACCGCTCTGTTGTTGTATGACTGGCGTACCGTCATCATCAACTGGGGGTACAAATGATGGAGATGAGGGCATCTCCTTCGTTCGTAATTCATCCTTTTTACGGGATATTTCAAATCCTAATATTTCCATAACTATATTTATACCACTCCAAAAGTGGTTTTTTTCACTTTAATTAAAGGACTCTTTCCCAATGAGAGAAAGCTATTTCAACTGTAAATTCTTCTAATGCATCGACTGTTTCATAACTTAATGCTATTTCACCGATGTTTTTAGGGAACATGTTGAAGAACTCGTATCTCGCTAGAACTGAGTCATCTTTGTTTAACTGTTCTACAAATCCTCTAGATAATAAGTAATCTAAAGTTGTAGAGCCTTCACCACTATCCATTGCTTGGATTTCCATCTGCCATGCTTCAAGAGCAGTTCTTGCAGAGAATTCCATATCATTGATGATAGTAACTGACCAGTCTGCGAAACTTCTTTCACCTGCCAGTTTTAGAACCATTCCTCTAAAAGGAACTGGTGTTTCACTCAAGGTTGCAGCTGGAATGTTTGCACCCTTACACATGAACTCGATATTGTTTCCAGCTCTTGGTAAGAATACTCTAAAACGGTTTGCTCTTGGGCCACCACCGATTAGTTGTGCTTTAAATTGGTCTATTGTTGCCATGTTTTATACTCCTTAAACTGCGCCATAGATTTCACTAAACTCAACACCCGACCTTGCAGCCACGAAGTTAAGAGTGATAAAGTTAATACTTCTAGCAGGTTTAACAAAGATAGAACAAACGAATTCGTTTCTATCAATGACACTATCAGTGTTGTTTGTTTCGTCACAAACTACTGAAAAGTCTACTAGTCCTCTTCTGTTTTTTACATCTCTTAGGAAAGGTTCTACTGCAGCTCTAAATTGTGCTCTTGTGAATGCATCGTTGAATTCAAAGAGTTGTGCTTTCGCAGCTGTTGATATTGCCTTCTCTAATACTATGAATAATCTTCTGACATTAATTCTATCAAATGCTGATGGAGAACTTAATGCTGTCTTATCACCGTAAAGAATTGTTCCTTGGCCTGGGAATGTTACTACTGGATTAACTCTTGCTCTGTACAAGTCATCTCTAGATGCTTGTGAAGGGTTAAACGCAAGTTTAGTAATTCCTAGGTACTGTCCTCTTGAGAATCCTGCTGGTGAGAACCATGCATCTCTAAGTAGGTCAGACCTTGCCATTATGCCTGCTGTATGTCCGTTAGCAGGTACGTAACAGTACTTATCGTTGTATCTGTCGTACTGATATGTCCAACCGCTGTCGATTACGGCATATGAACTTGAAGACATAGTGTTAGCAGTGGTTATAACGTTACTTGATTGTGTTGACTCTGAAGTAACACCAACAACGTCTGCACGTCTTGGTGACATAACTGCGACACAATCTTTTCTTGATTCTGCAATCATTACCGCTTGATTAGAAAGTGTAGTCCAGTCTGCAAGAATGTCTTGGTCTGTTCCACTTCCATTATCAGTTCTTGAAGAACCTACGATTAGGAAAGATATATCTGTTGTTTCACCATCTTTGAAATGAGTTTCCCATGCACCGTACTTCTGAGCTGCTGTTGCAGTTCTTCCGTTGGCACCATTTGCTAGGGATGTAGTCTCTGGCAATGTAGGTCTTCCGAATGCTTTGCCTGAAGTAGCAGATATTGCATGAGTTCTGTTTTCATTTGCAGTGTTTACCATTGCAGTTGAATGGAA